GGCACTATAAAAGCGCCGTTTTTAATTCCATTTACTAACTTTTTAGATTAGTATGTGAATGCTGCTACTGTAGCACCTGAAACACCAGAACCATTTACGTATGTGTTGCAATACGCTTGTAGTGATGTTGGACCTGTTGCTGGGCTTGGAGCTGCACCAGAAATACCTACGTGGAATAAGTTACCTGATAGTGGAACACCTAATAGTTCGATAGAACCAATTTGCTCGATAGCTAAAACTAATTTTTCATAGTCTGAACCAGCTGCTAGGTAGTTAGTTTTTGCTGCGCCTGCATCACCTGCAGCAGCAAACATACCTGCTGAAGTAACTGTGTAGTGCGTAAGGGTACGACCTGTGATCTGTGCATTACCTGCTGATGAACCATCTGCTGGGCGTGCGCCACCGTTTGTACGTGTAATTGTTGCCATTTTATATTTCTCCTAAGTTTGTACGCTTTCGCGCATACTTTTATTTATGCTTTTGATAAAAAATTAGTTCTACTAAACTGTAGTCGATCTACTAGTTTAACAGCGCCGCCATTGTGTCCTATTGCTACAAAGCCCTCTGGACTAGTAACCTTGTATCCATCGTTGGTCTTTTGGAATGTGCCAATACCTTCTACCTGTTGTAGTTTTTGTAATAGCATGCCTTTCATTTCAACTATGCGTTTATACACAGCTAAAACGCCAGTTAGATTGTTTTGATTATCAGCCATCCATTGCTCACGTTCTTTGATCTTAGCCACGCGATTCTGTGCTTTACGGCTAGTAGGATCTTCGATGTCTTTGGTCATTTCATCATTATAATGTTTGATAAAATCTTTAAGGAATGCTATAGGATCTACAGCATGGCTACCTGCACGGATCATTTTATTAATAAAAGGTTTAACCATGCGAGCAAATTCTCGATCTTGTAGGACTACATCAAAGCGTTGTGGTCCAATCTTCTGCATGGTCTTGGCAGTTGCCGCTAGATATTTTTCTATTTTAGCATTTTCTGTAGGGGTCAAGCTGGCGATACCTGTGTAGTCTTTATATGTAGCATCATCAAACCATACAGCTCGAGTCTGTGTAAAGCCCGTGACATTAACACCAAAATTGGCTGTCATATCACCAACTGTGTCTGCACCCGAATATGTAGTGTGGAATATGATACCTAGTTGTGCTCCAGCGATACGCTGACCTAGATTGCTGTCGACTGGCACAGCATAGGTAATGGTGTTGGGAGTGAACACATAGCAGTCTTCGTCATTGACATTTACTATATTGACTTTGCCTGGAGTAAACATCAGATCACCCTGCACCACCCCACCAATGTTTAATTTACTGAGATATTTCAATGCTGACAATAATATTTCTGCTAGCTCAGGTTGATCACCATACCATTGTTCGATATTCTTAGCTGACTTGCAGAGCTTAGGTTCACCCTTGCTGAACACTGCTTTAGTGCCTACAAAGAATTTACTGTCCGCTGGATCTGTGCCACAGATGATCGCCGGACTACCATCCCATTTAACGGTTAGCTGAGTAGTGGTTCCTGTGCCTTCTGCCAGCATATGGCGTAGGCTGTCGATATAGTTAAGTGCTTCTTCTGCACCAGCGTAGCCATTGTTGAACACCAGATCTTCTACGTGCTCAAGATGGGTATTCTTGCTTTCTGTTAGCAAGAAGTTGGGAGTTTGGCCTTTTATCTCAAATAATTTCATTTAGGAACCCATAGTGAGCCGTTCCATACAAAATTAGGTCCAGGACTTTTTCCTGGTGGTGATGTCTGTGTTTGTTGCGCAGGTTCGGCTTGATCTTGGTTCCCTTGATAGTACTTAGCATTTAATTTATTAACTATGGCAAGATCTTTTACTGGTTGTTTAGTATCTGTGTGCCAACCCTGTGCTGTCATGGTAAATGTGCCTAGTTCTGGAATTTCTAATGCTGCCCCTACTGGTATGGATTTGTTAGGGATCGTAGGAGTTGCTTTGGCCATCATCGATCCACCACCTACACCACCTTGGGCTTGCCCTATGGTTCTAGCAACATCACCTGCGAATGTTCCTAGGTTTTGTCTTCTTAATTGTTGTTGGGGAGAATATTCTTTCCCCAGGAGTTTCTTTGGTTCGAATTGTTGAGTGGCGGCCTGACTAAATCTTTGTTGTCGCGCACCAGGTTGAACTACTGTATTATACGCAGATCTTGCACCTTGGCCAACTTTATTAGCAACAGCACCTGCACCTTGCTTGATCGTTTGGCCGGCTGTTTTTAGATTATCCCAAACACCTTCTTGTATGATTTCATTAATCTTCATTGTTGATCTTCCTGATACCGCGTGAGAATTTTGCAGGATCTTGTCCTTTGATGGCGTTTATTAAACGATTTTCAAGTTTAGTAGCAGTTTCAACATCATAATTTTCACGGATATAACGGATTAGGTTGATAGCACCATTGATGATGTTATTGGCTCGAGACTCTAGGAGGTTATCCTTGTCCTTGTGCGTGAGTAATTCGTCAAGCTCGGTAAGTATGCTACGGGTGCGTTTCTGCACAGTTTTTACTCCAATTTAAACTATTTATCAAATCCACAGTTATCATTACAGCATACTAATCGACCATTTTCAAACGTATCTTTAGACCAAGATTCTTCGACACGATTGAACCATTGGATACATTCTTCTAAACTAAGTTCTAATGCATTATTGTTCTTGATCATTGGTGATAGTTGTGCGTTTACGGCTTCGTGGTATTCTCCCTTACCATAGGTTTTAGGACTAAATCCAGTAAAACAACAGGGATATACATCTCCAGTTGAGCTGATATAAATTGATCTTGCTTGTTTGGTGTAACAATTTATTTTAGGATATTTTTTTACATAAGGAACAATATCTTCTAATAATATCATGTCAGTTTTCTTTTTGTGGAATAATATTTCAAAATTCTGTTCTCCGGTATAATTGCCAATCACATGAATTAATGTACCATACTTATCATACACCGGCCCACTATCTCTTCCTTGATCTACTAATTCAAACTTTATAAATCCTATTTTTTCAGATAGTTGACTACACTCGTCAATTTGATGGCGATTATGATTAAATGGTATCATTTTCCATATAGCCATTCCGCCAGCTGATATAAAAATTTTAGCATTTTTTATAATAGTTTTCCAATTGGTATTTTGTCTATACAGATGATGTGTGTCTTCTAATCCATCTAAACAAAATAAAACATTTACTTTTGCTTGGGCTAATCGTTGCCAAAAAGATTTATCTCTAGCTGATGCATTGGTGCTAATATCTATAATTAAATCGTTATTCTGTGATCTAAAATATTCAACGATATCCGGTGTTTCGGGATTCATCACAGCATCACCGTAATTACCATTGATGTAGATACGATTTAATTGTCTTAAAAATGTAGAAGTAAAAATATGTTTAGCACTATCTAATGTTAAATTAGATTCAATGTATCCATTATTATATGGATACCCACGGAAATTACGGGGACATAATGGACAACGAGCATTACACAGAGATGAGATTTCTAGATGAACTTCTCTTATTTGGTCATAGGATATCATTCTGAAGTATTCTTAAGGCCAGCCAACATGCTCTTAAGTTTACTACTATCTACACCAGCTTGTATCTTAGGTTCTTCACTAGGTGCTACAGTTGACCCAGTTTTGATCTGGCTTAGGATATTAGTCGCGCCAACCCCACGTAGGCCACTTTCTTGTGCTTCTTCACCTGGATCAGTGATGCGTAGACTTTCTAAATCAAACTCTAGATCTACTTTCATACCTACGCCTGAACTACTACGTGTTTTCATAAGTTGTAGTTGATAGCGTCCACGCTCACGCATGGCACGGCTTGTAAAGATACCAAACACGTTATCAGCTGTGTTGATCTTACTTAAACCGCCTGCGATATGGCTATGGTCAAACTCAATTTCTTCTACTGCGCCACGATTAAGCTGACTAGCTGTGATCATCAAGATGTTAAGTTCTTTGGATAGATTTCTTAACTCTTCTGACACATATTTGTCTTTAACAAACAAGTCATTTGGGCTGACTTTAGCACTCACAGGCATGACCAAATCTAAATAGTCTACCATAATAAAGTCTACTCTTAATCCCGTTTGTACTTGTAGTTCTTTAAGATAACTACGGATTTGATTTACGTTACTTTGTGCTGGCATATATTTGATACGCAAGGCACCCGACTTCTTACCTACCATCTTGACTTTCATTTCAACTGTGTCGAGATCTTTAAATACTTCTTTAGTGCTACAGTTGGCTACCATACTATCCATACGCATAGCACATAGACCTTCACTGAGTTCTAAGGTTAAGAACACACCGTTAAGTCCTTGCGTACACCAATTGATAGCGATGTTCTGCATAAACAGAGATTTACCACTACCGGATCCACCAGCAAAGATATTAAGTTCACCGCGATTCATGCCGCCAAATAATC